ATATTCTATAAAAATACTTGCTTATGTCCAGTTTTAGGTAAAACCATTGTTCTTCTTTTCGGCTTGCCATTACAACCCAGTATTTTAGCCTTTGCATGGCGCTTAGGCTTCCTCTTCCCGGAATGCAGCCGTAGGAATCTTCTATATATCCTTTAACCAGAACAGGATTTATTACCCGGTAAATAGCCCACTGGACAATTCTGTGTTTGAATGAAATTGACATTATCATTCTCTTTTTCGGTTCGTACACATAAAATATGTAGTACCGATCAATACTGTATGTACCGTTGAAGATTTCGTTCCGGATTTCTTGAACCATAGCCCAAACGTCCAGATTATATATCAAAGCATCTTTATTGTATCTTCGACCTTGTGAAGCATCTTCTAAGGCAGCATACAGATTGTCGATGGAAAATATTTCGTCAAAGACATTCTTTATTTTCATGTTACGATTTTCCTTTAGAAA